GGCGATCGAGGGCGGTCGTCCGACGCTGGTGATCCGCGGCGAGACGCAGAACTGGAACGCCAGCAACGGCGGTCATGACATGGCCGGCGCGCTGGAAGGTAATGCGGCGAAGTCCGAGGGCGGCGCCGCGCGGATCTTGGACATCTGCAACGCCTTCCGGCCTGGTGAGGACTCGGTCGCTGAGCGTGTTCGTGAAGCCTACGACGCGACGGTCGGCGATGATCCGACCGCGATGGAGTTCGGCCTGCTGTACGACTCGCTCGAGGCCCCTGCGGATGCTCCGCTGACGGCCGAGGCGGCGCCGGCGGTGGTGCACTCCATCGCGGGGGACTCGTATTGGCTCGATACCCGGCCGAATGGCCGCATCGTGAAGTCGATCCTGAACCCAGCGAACCCACCGAGCGAGTCGCGACGCAAGTGGTACAACCAGATCGTCGCCTCCGCGGATGCCTGGATGACCCGCCAGCAGTGGGACGCGATCGCAGACGAGGGCTGGCGGCCGCCAGCGGGTGATCGGGTGTTCCTGTTCGGGGATGGTTCGAAGTCCGACGACGCGACTGCGCTGATCGGGTGCCACCTCGAGACGGGCAACGTCTTCTACACCGGGATCTGGCAGCGGCCCGCCGGCTGGGACAGCAAACGTCGCTGGATCGTCGACCGTGACGCTGTCGACCACCGAGTGCGTGAATCGTGCGGCACCTGGGACGTTCTCGGGCTGTGGTGGGATCCCTCGGATGCCCGCGACGACGAGACCGGGGAGCGGTTCTGGGAGCCGCTGTGTGATGAATGGGCGCAGATCCAGGAATGGCAGCTGCCCGCGGTGAAGTCGGGCGACTTCGTGCACCCAGTGATCTGGGATATGCGGTGGCCGCGGCACCTGAAGCTGTTCACCGAAGCCGCGGAGCGGTTCACCACCGACGTCGCCGATCGCGCTTTCCGCCACGACGGGCACAAGTTGCACGCCCAGCACGTCTACAACGCGCGCCGGCGGCCGAACAAGTTCGGCGTCAGTCTCGGCAAGGAGCACCGGGAGTCACTACGGAAGGTCGACGCCGCGGTGGGTTCGGTGGGAGCGCGGCTGATGCGGCAGATCTGGCTGTCGATCCCTCGGCATGAGATGACCTACGAAGCGATGTTCGTGTGAGAGGCGGTGATCGGTGAACCGGGAACAGGCCGTCGACGCCGTCCGGCAGATGCTGTCCGGGCCGAGGCCGTTCGAGCTCGAGCGGCTGGACAAGATCGACGCCGCGATGCGCCCCTGGACCGCCGAACGGGCGCTGAGCTGCCTGGAGATCCGCGGACTGTCCAGCACGCAGATCCAGGGCCCGTTGTCGCCACTGGTCGGGCTCGCGCGCAAGTCGCAGACGAACTTCCTGCCGCTGATCCTGGACACCTTCAGCCAGGGCATGAAGGTCGACAACTACCTGTCCGGCGCTGTGATCGACCCGAATACGAAGCAGAAGGTGTCTCAGGACACCGCGCCGCCGTGGGAGTGGTGGCAGCGCAACAAGTTCGACGCCCGCCAGACCGGCGTGCATCGCACCGCGCTGCAGTACGGGGTGTCGTACGTGACGGTGCTGCCGTCGATGCGGCCGAACGACCCTTCCAACGGGGTGTATCTGCGGGGCGTGTCGCCGCGGCAGATGACCGCGCTGTACGGCGAACCGCTGGAATGGGATCCGCGCACCGGCGGCCCGGTCGACGACGACTGGCCGATCGTCGCGATGGAGATGAACGGCCCGGCGATCCGGCTCTACGACGAGCAGAACGTGCACTTCATCGGCGTGAAGTCGGTGCCGCACTCAGCTCTGGGCTGGAAAGACCCGGCGTATCTGCGGCCCAGCAACTTCGAGTACATCGAGGGCCGCGCCCACGGCATCGGGGTATGCCCGATCGTCCGCTACCGGGACCGGATGCTGCTCGACGGCGAGGAAGTGTTCGGAATCATCGAACCCCTGTTGACTCTGCAGGAGCGCATCGACGAGACCGTGTTCGAAATGCTGGTCGCCCAGTACTATTCGGCGTTCAAGCAGCGCTACATCATGGGCTGGATTCCGAAGAGCCAGGAAGAGGCGCTGCGTCACGCCGCCTCTGACACCTGGTACTTCAAGGACAAGGAAGTCAAGGCCGGCCAGTTCGACTCGACCGAGATCAGCAACTACACCACTTCCAAGGGTGACGCGGTGCGCGATCTGGCCGCGATCGGCCAGATTCCCGCGCAGAACCTCGGTATCGACGGCATTTCGAACATCTCCGAAGCCACCCTGGCGGGGCTCGAGGCGGGCAAGGACCGCAAGGCGGGCGAGATCGAGACCAGCCTGGGCGAATCGCACGAGCAGATGCTGCGCACCTGCGCCTACATTGCTGGCGACAAGGAATCGGCCGAGGATTTCGCGTCCGAGGTGAAGTGGCGCGACCAAACCGCCCGCAGTTTCGCCCAAACCGTCGACGGCCTCGGGAAGCTGGCGCAGATGCTCGGCATCCCGGACGAGGTGCTGTGGGAGGACATCCCAGGCTGGACGCGAGAGAAGGTGGAGCGCGCGAAGGAAGCCCGCGCGGAGCAGGACAACTTCGGCCCGCCGCAACCGCCGGCCAGCGAAACGGTCGTCGTCACGCCTCCCGCTGCGGGGTAGCAGGTGGACGAGCTGATCCGGGTGTTCCGGCGGCTGGTGTGGATGCTATTCAGCTCCGGGGTGCCGGTCACCGACGACCAGATCGAGAAGATCGCCACACAACTGCTTCCTAAGATGCAGCAGTACCGCCGGCGCGAATACGTGGCCGCGGCGCACCGCATCCAGTCGACCATGCCGCACCTGACCCCGGCGCCGATCCGCCCGTACACCACTGACGCGATTCAGACGGTGCTGCGGGAGGCGAAGAAGCCGTCGGTCGAGGTGAAGATGCTCGATCCGCAGTCGCGCCGCGCTTCTCGGGTGCGGGTGACGGTGGACGATTCGAACCGCAACGACCGAGCGGTCGCCCGAGTGGTGGCCGACAGGGCGGGCGCGACGCTGGCCCGCCACGCGAAACAGGCCGACCGCGAAGCGATCACCGATACCGCCAACGCGGCAGGGGATCGGATCGGGTGGGCCCGTGTGCTCACCGGCGCGGAGAACTGCCCTTGGTGCGCGATGCTCGCCTCCCGCGGGCCCGTGTACACCAGCCAGCGCGCCGCGATGTTCCGCGGCGGGTCGGCGGTGGACACCTACCACGACCACTGCGACTGCGAAGCCGTCCTGGTCCGCAAGGGCCATGACTGGGCGGGGCGCGCCGAATACGAACGGCTCGACGATCTCTGGGCTACCTCGACCGCCGGTTTGGGCGGCAAGGAGGCGGTGAAGGCGTTCGGCCGCGCATACCAGGCCGCCCAGGTGGCGGATCCCAACAAATCGCCCCAGGAGGGCTAACGAATGTCCGAAACCATCCCTACCCCCGCCGAAGTCGCCGCCACCACCGCGGTAGACCCGCCCGCCGAGCCTGCACAGGCCGCTGAAACGGCGCCGAAGGCGTGGACTCCGGAAGAGTACGAGGCGGAGCTGGCGAAGGTGCGCAAGGAGGCCGCCGGCTGGCGGACCAAACTGCGCGAGGTCGAGCCGCTGGCCAAGGCATACGAAGAGGCCGAGGAAGCGAAGAAGACCGAGGTTCAGCGCGCCACCGAGCGCGCCTCGCAACTCGAAGCCGACCTCACGGCTCGCACGAACGAACTGAACATCCTCCGCGCCGCCGCCAAACACGGTGTACGCGAGCAGGACTACGACTTGCTGGGGTCAGGCACCCCGGAAGAACTGGACGCCCGAGCGGAGCGCATCGCCTCCATGTACGGCAAGCCCAGTGAACCGACTCCCGCACCCCCGAGTGATCGGCCGCTGGAGACGTTGAGGCCCGGCGCCTCACCCACCCCACCGCCCGCGGTGGACAACTCATACCCCGCGGACTGGCGTCCGCGGGCACGCACATAACAGGAAGAGAGGTTGTCTCATGGCGAATGAGAACCGCCCCCTGTTCCGGCCGGGCCGTGACATCACTGCGCTCACGACCGCCGCCGTGACAGGAAAGACGTTCGTCGACATTTCGGCCGCCCCCGACACCACCACCGGCCAGCTCAAGGTCGCGCCCGCAGCGGCCGCTGCGAAGGCTCTCGGTGTCGCGGCCTTCGACGCTGCCAGCGGCGCGACCGTGGCGATCCTGCGTGGCGGGGTCGTCGAGGTTACCGCGGGTGGCGCGATCACCGCCGGCGCCGAGGTCGAGGTCAACGCCTCCGCTCGTGCCATCACCCTCGCCTCGGGGAAGTCCGTTGGCAAGGCTGTCTCGTCCGCATCGGCCAACGGCGACACGATCTTCGTCGCCCTGGGCGCCTGAGAATAGGAGGCACCGACAATGGCACCTACCTCGTACAGCCAGGAATACCCGCTCGGTACACCTTCGGTGTCCGGCAATCAGCTCACTGTGGATCTGATGCTGCAGGAGCCGACGCGGATCAACACCTACATCAGCGACATCGCGCTGCAGAAGTTCTTCGCCAACCGCATCTTCTCCACCCCGGGTGGAGTGTCCGGTGGCGCGCTGCTGTACACGCAGTTGCTGGCGAACGACCTGTACTCGACCCGATCGGTTCAGGAAGTCGCGCCCGGCGCCGAGTTCCCCGAACTGACCTTCGACCGGCCGGCCCCGCAGGTCGCGCTGGTGAAGAAGATCGGTGGCAAGTTCCGGGTCACCGATGAAGCGCGTGACCGCAACGATCTCTCGGTCATTCAGAACGAGGGCGCGAAGGTCGGCAACACCGTGCAGCGTGATCTGCACCGGCGCGCTATTGCCGAGCTCGAGGCCAGCATCACCGCGACCGGTTCGGCCGTGCAGATCACCGGTGTGTCGTGGGCCGACGCCGCGGGCCTGACGCTGACCACCACCGCGAACAACGTCCAGCCGGCCGCCGACTTCGCGAAGGCCACACTGAAGGCTGAAACCTTCGAGCTGGGCGGCGAATTCAACCTGTGGATCGTCAACCCGCAGGAGATGAGCAACTTCCAGGTCACCTACGGCGACCGCTGGCGCGATGTCCTGGTCAACAACGGGGTCGACATGATCTCGTCCAACCAGGTCACCGCCGGCACCGCCTACGCCGTGCAGGAGGGCATGGTCGGCCAGATGCGGTTCGAGCAGGAACTGCGCACCATCACCAACCGCAACGAGGCCACCGAATCTACCTG